CCTGAGGTCCAATGGCACCCTGAGGTCCAGTGGCTCCTTGGGCTCCAGTGTCCCCTTGGGCTCCTTGGGCTCCAGTGGCACCCTGAGGTCCAATGGCACCCTGAGGTCCAGTGGCTCCTTGGGCTCCTTGGGCTCCAGTGGCACCCTGAGGTCCAGTGTCTCCTGCTTGGGTGTACATCACCTGAGTTGCAGTGAGAATGATTGACGGAATAGCGGGATACACAGGTGAAGTTCCAGCAGGCAAAGACTCGATCTTCAGATTCGTTGAAGTACCAGACCACCAGACCGCAACCTCATCACCAACTGCAGCCTCCGCTACATAGTTGATCGTGATCACTTGCCTAGTTGGATCGCCGGTTGACTTCTGCTTTGCCAAATCAATTTCAGTTGCGCTATCCGGATAGTCAGTCCCATTCAACTTCAACCAGAACACCGCGCGTTCAACATCATTTGATGCGCTGGTGATCTGGATTGAGAACGTGAGTGAATACACACCAACACTGGAGAACAACACCCGGTTGCCACCAACAATGGACACACCATTGCCACCCACAGTTGAACCAATGTTCACAACCTGTGCAGCAGACACAGACACCAAAGGCTGATCTGTCAGATCATAGAAGGAACCCCAATGACCAACCACACCACCGGTCCCAATCGGACCCATTGGACCTGCAACACCAACAGCAACAATCTCTGTTGACTTCTGCTGCAACAGCACAGAACGGTCATCTGACTTCAACTTCACATCAGACAACCGCAACACCACATCAGAACTCATCGAGTCACATCCTGCACAATGAAAACCTGACCAGAAAGAAGAGTGGTCACAACACCAGAATTGTTCTCCTGACAATCCCACACAGCGGTCTGAGGTGTGAGAGCTGCAGTGACCGCTGTTCCAAGAGTGCAGGCAAACTGTCCTGCAGTGCCATTAGTGACAGAACAATTGAAGGTTGCAATCACAGCAGTTGACGCTGCAGTGTCACGGATCTGTGCCTGATAGGTGCGGCCTGTGATATCGATTGCAGCACCCGCTGAGTCCTGCAAATTGACAGTCACTGTTTCAGTGTCGCCAGTCAAAATGGTGAGCGGATAGTTCGCAGGTGAGCCCATCACAAACCCTCCGGCTTTTGGACACGCTTAGGGATCTCGACAACAGACACAGACGCTGAACCCTTGTCACCAACATTCACACCAGCAACAGAGGTCAACACAGACAACCCTGCTGCAACAGCAGAAGTTGCAATGAGGGTCTGCCAGTCAGCAGACATCCAATCAAACTGAGACGCACCAGCAACAGCAACCAATGTCTGACAGAAGGTGCGGATTGCACGCTCGATTGCGGACTTCCAAAACGTTTGAGTGAACATCACACGTTCCAATCTTTCTTGGGGTAGGGCTGGGTGTCTGGGAACTCTTCATCACCGTTGGGATCCCACGGTTCATCAACCGGATCTTCAACCTCTGGTGCAGGGATCAGGTCAGGTTCAATAATGATGGTCATTCCTCATCCTCCCAACCCTCTTCCTCTTCTTCTTCCCATTCCTCGATGTCTTCAGGCTCAATGAATGCAGGCTGGTTCAGTACCTGCCAGAGACCATCCAAATATCCTGAAGCGTCAATGATGGAATCTTCAACAATCTTGGGGTCTTCCCATGCCATCCCGGTGTGGAGTGCATGAGCGACACGGGACAACTTCATGGCGACCATGAACAGCAGCGCATAGGAAGCGTCCATGGTTACCGGTTCATAATCACAGAGAGCGGAGAACACAGCAGACACCCGCTGATAATCCTCCGCAAAAGGTCCATACGATGTGTTTCGGTCACCATGTGTGAGTGCAAACGCATTCAACAATGTTGATCCGTACTCATCATCAACTGTCAGTTCTTCTTCTTGCATCACGCTTCCCCTGCGCTAGTACCGGTGAGCAGTGAACCTACTCAATGATGTTCCTTCATAGCGTCTGCACAGATAGTCCATGCTGACGAACATTGGGCAATAGGAACCGTTTTGGACTTCATGCTTCACGATGATTCCGCGCCAATGATGGTTGGCCTGTGGGCCTAGATACTCCTCAAAATGCAGATACGCACTCCCAGCCACCAACGCGTGTTGACTTCGATCACCCACAAACCTGATTGCGTAATCCAACACCTGCTGATGACCCATTGTGAATGAGTGACCAATCTTTGCGAGACGCAAAGACGCAGCACCACCCAACGGTCTTCCCGTCATGGGTGCCACCCAATAGTGAGCGTATGCAACACCGTCAATCCACACCGGTTGCAGGAATGGGTGAACATTCCATCCGTGAGCTGCATAGTTCAGATCATCAAGAGAGATGATCCCATCAAGATGTGCAGCGTCTGCATCAATGGCGCGTTGGATGCGCTGTTCATGGTTCCCGTGCAGGATGTGAAGTTCAGGTTTGAACTGTCGCTTCTGCTTCTTCTTCTGTTCACGGTTGTGTCTGATCAGAGCAGAGTTCAACACATCAAAAGCAGCGTTGGCTGACTCGATGTCATCCCGATATCTGCGTCCTTCATACTGACGTTTCCCAACATCGTATGAACTGAGACTGGGCATATCTGCGTGGTCTCCAAGGTGGATCACGCAGTCAGGTTTCTTGTCCACGATGAACTGACCAATCCAATACAGATGGTCAACCGGGACACCAGCCTTGGCCTGTGTGTCAGGAATGATGAGATGTGTCCGAACTTCATCCATGTGTGGCCCATCTGTAGGGGACAGGGACTACCAGCGACGCTTCCCGCGGTGGTGCACATTTTCGTGACGGTCCAGACGGTCAGCCATTTGGTCAACCTTCTGGTCAACATGATTCACGGAGGTGTGCAGGTCAAGAAGTCTGTCACGAACGTCTGTGACAAGTGCGCGTCCTTCATTGTGTTGCTGGGTGTTCTCATTGCGGAGCCTCACCAACTGCACAATTGCAGTGGTGATCACCCCAACAACAATCGACACTGCAGAGACGATTGCAATCCACTCTGCAGCACCCCAACCGGGACTGTCAGCAACCTGTGTTGTGACCTGAGCGAACATGACACATCAGTTGACTGTGGGAATAGCGTCAACAAAAGCCTGTTCAGCAACCCACACGGTCTGACCCTCAACCGGAATGGTGTTGCTTCCCGGTGGGATCAGGAACTGTCCACCGGCCTGAGCGATAACCCACACAACATTGCCCATCTGACCTGCTGGGATATGCCACTTCCAGCCAAGACCAGCGTCACACAGGAACACTTCACCCTGCTTATCGCCGCGCAACAAATACCGTTTCATAAGATCCTCTTCAGGGGTTGGGGGAATTGGTGGGACAGGAGATTGAGTGATTGCATCAATGAGCATCTGATCAAACAGCGCACGGTCTGGGTGAACAGACCATGCGTCTGTGCGGTCCCAACTTTGCACTGTTCCGTGACAGAACAACCCAGCCCGGTTCAATGCGTCATTCCCAACCCACTGTGCGTTGGCGCGCGCATCGACACCCAGCAATGCCCAAAGGGTGCGGATTGCTTCACCTGCACGTTTGATCATGGCCTGTGTGTTGGGGTCATCAGGTGACAGTTCAGCACTGCGTCCTGTCAGGCAGATGTGCCAAGTGCGAGAATTGAATCCGGATGCTGCAACAGAAAATGTTGTGTAGTCCGGTGGGACTAGAACAATGGTCTCTTCACAGTCCACGATTGCGTGATAACTACCGGGATCCGTGCGTCTTGAGATGAACGCTGCAAGGTTGCGTGCGCTTCCGGGACCGGTCGGACCTTCTGAGGTGTGGACACCAACAGCCCATGTGGGTGTGTTGGAGCGTGAAGGGTAGAACTGTCGTGTCCGTGGTGGATTGTCCAGCAGGTAATAGCCCATTATGACGGAGCCCCAGACGGACCGATATCTTCAATGATGAGCGACCCAATCCGTGTTGCGTCTGCGAAGAACTCAACATTCCCGCTTGTCCCGTAGAAGCGACTCACGCGAAGTTCACGCGTGACTGACCCGCTCGATGCTGGGGTTTCATACCAATTGAATGAGAACCCGTTTCCATAGTTAGTGGAGTTCCCCAATGGCAATTGGTCATGGTGAATGTATGAAGTCCCGGTTCCGTTGGTGATGGAGCATCTGAACCCGTCATTCACACTAACCCAATAAGCGTGTCCGGTCACGCTGTATTTGTAGACACGGTTTGCTGTTTGTGTGTAGGTGATAGTTGAGCCGGTGACAGTTGCCGCTGTTGTTGCACTTGTTGAACTTGTAATCAACGCACGACCAACCACACCCCATGGAGTATTCCAAGGACGCGTCCATGAGGAACCATTGAAAGTGTAAATCCCCTCAGATGAGTCATTGCTGCCCACATAGACAGTCATCCCATCTTCACGCGTACCAGACGGGAGTGCAGCGTCGCGCGCTGCTGTGTTCGCAAAATACATCACTGACTGTTCTTGACAGTAATTGTTGAGATCACTTGCAGTGAGAACAGCACCTGCTGTGAAAGCCTTGTATCCAGAACCCATGTTGTTGTCCTCCTGCTAGTAGGCAAGTTTATCGGTGTCCAAGACACCAAAGTTTGTGTTGTCAAGAATGAAAAACCCGGAATAGAAAGTTGCTGACGAAAGACCCAGCGTCACAGCCCACGTTCCCGGTGTGATTGTGTGAGCTACAGATTCAACAAAGCAGTCACGCTGGATTGCAGAGCCACCACCTGTGACATTGAACTTCACTGTCACACGGTCACGGATCTTCCGTGAGAGAAGATCAGGGAACAACACAGCAGGGTCACCTTGCGGATTGAACTTGATTTCCTCTGGACGCAACTCAGGGTTTGCGTACTGAGACGCAAGGAACAACGCAAGGTTGGTTGCCTGTGACTGTCCATATGAAGTGTCAGATCCCACCTGAGAAACAATGGGAACCTCGATGCTCAAAGTCTTTGGCCCGTACAGGGACACAGACTCAGCGTTGGACACAACCACAGTTGTTCCAGTGAGAGCCTCACCACCTGCAGCGGTGGTTACCTTCCGGTCAATTCTCACAATGTTGTAGATCAGGGAATCATCATAGACAATTGATGTGTCAACAAACTTTTTCCCTGCAACAACTGTGGTGTCATAGACAGACTGAACATTGATGCAACGGGGTTCTGTGATGATTGAGTTCCGGTCATCAAAGATGAGGGTTCCGTCTGCGTCAACATAGATCAGACCTGAGTCAGCCCGTGCAGCCTCCTGCAACATCTCGATAGGGGTCTTTGTTGCATCCTGCGGAGCAAGATAGGTGATCCCTTCATCAATTTTTCTGAGGTTGTCAGGCCATCCCACCGCGTCAAGAATTGTTCTGATGCGAACACCGGGAAGGTCTGTTCCAGTCCCAATGATGGGAGTTGTTTCTGTTCCACCAGACACATTGATTGCACCGGTTGTTCCTTCACCCGTCACATCAATTGAGGAAGGTCCGAATCCTCCACCGTCTGACGGTTGAGAAATCGCAATGTCATAGGTGGTGGTTCCGCTCGATGTGATACTTGCTGACGATGGCAACCCACCAATCACATTGGACAGAGCCTTGAAAGCGTCTGAACAGGCAATGGTTGCGGTTGCGTCACCTGTCCCTGCGTCTGAATAGTTGAATGTCCATGAATCAATCCAGCCCCGAAAGATGGGATAGGTGACCCCGTTCCATGTTGCACGGATCACCACCGGGATTGAAGGGACAACACCTGTGACACCAACAGTTGCGTTGTAATACGGAGACGCTGTGTTGGTTGGATCAAACGCACGGTCCCGGTTGTCCAGAACAATTGATGCTGTTCCAGTTCCGAACCGTTCCAACGCGCGTCTGCGTCCACGCGTGGTGGACACAGAACGAACAGCGGTGCTGATGTCATAGAAGAATGAGCCATCACCCAGCGTTCCAGTGTCAAGACCGGGACCGACATCAAGAACCAACCGGTTTCCTGTGTTGCCACCAACCACAGAAGGTGCAAACAGCACTTCCAGAGTTGGCATATTGGGAAGGGTCATGGCACTAGAACCGTTGCACCGCGACGACTGGCGCGCGCTATCGCATCAATGACCACACGCTCGATTGCGTCAGGGTCACCTGCAACTGTGTTGATGTTGATCACGATTGGCTGACCTCCACCCATTCCGCGCCCACTGAACAATGCCTTCTGCTGTTGCGGGTTGAGAATCATTTCATTGTCATGAAGGATCGCTAGCCCGGACCCACCACCAATTGCTGTGTTGAAGATGCCACCATCAGCGAACTTGGGGAGTTGTGGAACTGAGATTGTTTTCCCACCAATGAAGGGAATCCAATCTGGGACATCCCACTTCAATTTTCCAACAGTGTTGTTCCATGCGTCTGATATGAAGTTGAACGCAGTCTTGAATGGACCTGAGATTGCATCTGCAATGTTGGAGAACACAGTAGAAATGATGTCCTTCCCTGTTTGGAAGAAACCCCACACTGTCTCAATGCCACTCTTGATCTTCTCAAATGCTGGGCTGATGACGTTATTCCATGCCCAACTGATAGCACCGCCGATTGCATTGAACACAACCTGTGCAATGTTCCACAACATCTGGAAGTAAGGGATCAGAAACTCTGTAATGTAGGACCAGATTCTGTTCCACACCGGTTGAATGATGTTTTCCCAGACACGGTTGATTGCTTCTGCAATCTCAGACCAGATGAAACCAATCACTGCACCAATGGTCTGGAAGATTGGAATCAGAGTGTCAACAATGAATGCGTAGATTGCATTCCAAATTGGTTTGATGACGTTATTCCACGCGAAGTTGATTGCGTTCAGGATGGAGTGCCATATCTCAACAGCCTTCCCACCTAACCAGATGAACGCTGGAACAAGTGTGTCTGTGATGAACGTCTTGATTGCGTTCCACACAGGCTCAAGGTAACCCCACACAAACTCAACAGCAGTTTTGATTGCGTTCCAAATGGTCTCCCAATTGTTCTGAAGGAACTTGATTACAGCGACAATTGCGAAGATTGACCACAAGATGGGTCCACCCAAAACTGCAATGATCACAGCAAGAGCTGGATGATCTTTGATCCAAGTCCAGATCTCATCCCATTTGTTGTAGACAAGAACAATTGCAGCAATGACCGCTGCAACAGCAGCGACGATTGCGAGAACAGGCCAAGTCGCAGCAACAGTTGCAATTGCAGCCTGAGCCATGCCCACAACGTAATAGCCAAGAGCAACCAGCAGCGCGCCACCAATGACACCTGCGAGTGCATACGCTGCAACTCGGTGTTTGTCGAACCACTCAACAACATTCTGGATGACCGGACCAACCTTCTGCCCAATCTCAATGAGGATCACAGCAGACCACGCTTTGAACTTATCAATGAGCGGTCCAAGACCCTTGTCCATCTGAGTGAACGCACCCTCAGTTGCACCAGCAGAGTTGTTCATTGCGTCAAGGTTCTTGGAGAACGTTTCCGTCCCCTTCCCTGTTAGCGCAAGAGCAGCGGACCCAGCCTCAACAGAACCAAACAGATCATTGATCCCAACGTTTGTGTCCTTCGCGTAGGTCTCAAGAAGCAGCAGAGCCTGCTGAGTGTTGCCCCCTTCAGCAACAAAGTCTTTGAATGACTTCCCTGTGATCTTCTCGAACACGTCAGCAGTCTTGGTTCCTTCCTTGGAAAGTTCCACGAACAACTGACGGAGTTGCGTTGTCGCCACATTGGTTGGGATACCCTGCGCAGTCATTGCAGACATTGCAGCGGTCACATCATTGAACTTCACCCCAAGAGCAGCAGCAATTGGGTTCACGTTGAAGAGCGCATTTGACATCTCTTCAAAGGTGGTCTTGCCCATCCGAACAGCAGTGAACATCAGATCAGACGCTTGAGTTGCATTGATGGTGTCCGCACCGTACGCATTGACAACTGATGAGATGCCATTCACAGCAGTGGTCAGATCAGTGACACCACCCTTGGCTGCTTTCTGTGCAGTCTCCAAGAATGCAAACACATTGTCCTGCGGAACACCTGCAGACAGAGCCTGATACAGAGCAGGAACCACCTTCTCAGGTAGAACCCCAAACTCCTTTGAAAACTTCTTCACATTCCCGGTCATTGCATCCAATGCCTGTTGCGAAGTACCCGGCACAAGTGTGAAGACCTCATTCATTGACCTTTCAAAGTCAACAAATGCCATTGTCCCAGCAACACCAATTCCAATTGCAGCAGCACCAACAGCAGCACCAACCATCTTGGCCTGCTTAGAAATCTTTTTCTGTGTCTCCCCGACCGCGCCAGAGAGTTTTGCCATCTCTGCCTGTGCCTGCTCGACACCCTTACGGTCAAAGGTTGTTGTGATTGGAATTGATACTGCCACGGGAACTCACTTCCGTTTGTATTCATCCATGAACGCGCGCTGATAGTCATTGATAATCAGGACTACCGCTGCACGAACCTTGTTCTCACCATTGACCTGATCCCATGCACGCCAAATCAACCGTCCCGGTTTCCCATGAATGCGCTTGATTGCAAGGGTGAAGGAGTTAGGGGAACCAACACCTATGAACTCCAACGCTGCACCAGCCTTTGCGTCATTCAGAATTGACCATGAGTCCTTAGTGAATGAACCCTTCTCACGTCTGCCACCCTTCTTCACGCGAATACCCTTACGGGCTAGAGAGTCATTCCAATATGGAAGACCACTCCCACCCTTGGCGCGTGCTTCTGGAGACGTTCCGGGATATCGCATCCCGTCGCCACCGTAGTTCCAACCAGACAAAGGTTGATCTGGGACAAACCCCTTGGCCTTGTCAGCAATGGGACGCAACACATAGTTGATTTCACGATTCATCTCCTTGAGAAGTTCAGGAGTGAACCGTTTCATCTGAGCTACAAACGCGTCATACCCATGAATGGCAACCTGAGCATCGAACTCTGCTTTGTTCGCTTGAACCTGCTCGATGCTTAGAGCCATTTCATTTCCTCGCGTTCTGTCTTGCCTGTTCCTTGAGAACTGCAACGATTGCCCAGAACACATCAGACGGAGTGTCCAACAGTTCATTGGGTGAAATGCTGGTGGCAACAGCGACCTGCGCCACCAGCATTGTCATTGAATCTCTAAAGGGACACGCTCAACCTCTGCAGCCTCTATTGAGTCAATCGTGTCCAGCCATTCATCAAATGGTTTCACAATGACACCAGAGGTCTGAGAAGCCTTCCACGCAGTCCAGCAGAGAGCCTCAAAAGAAGCGTTCTCACCAAAGATCTGTGACATTGGCTTTGAGAACTGACGTTCTGCAGCCACAATCACTTTTGGAGTCACGTTCACTTCATACGTTGTCCCATCAGCAGGGACCACCCGGAGACGCATTAGCGCGGCCATGACTAGGCAGTGGCCTTTGCAATCGTGCCATCAATGGGCCACGAAATGGAAGCGGTAGCCAACTCACCCACCTGAGCGTCAAGCGGGGTCCATTCTACGCAGAGAGCGTTGAATGAGTACGCAGGGTTTGCAGTTCCGGTTGTGGTGCCATTGGGCTTCACAACAACTGCAACAGTGGATCCAAGGAGTGGATACAGGGTTGCTTCCACTGCACTAGCGGAAAAGTCTTGATTGAAGTCAATTGAGACGCTGTTGTCCTGAAGTCCAGCAACGCGACGCTTTGCAACATTGCCAAAGGTGGTTGTCTCGATTTCAGCGCGTGAAGTGCTGAGAGTCACCTTAGTGATGTGCGAACTCAAGTCCACACCACCAATTGTGACGTTTGCGTTGGTGACGATGATTGGCATCAGTCAGTCCTCCTGATTGTTGGGTTCAGCCTTGCGGCCTTTGCTGGTGGGTTCAAGATGGCCTGCATCAATGAGATGTTGGACATCAAGTCCGGTCAGATCATCTTCATTGATGATGCTTCCCGGTGCGTGACCCACCACATTGTGTGAGCCAACGATTTTGAAGGTGTTCATTGAACACTCCTTGTCATGCGTGAACGGTCAGATTGAACTCACAGGTGAGATATGAAGCATCACCAATTGAGAGCGGACGGATTGTGATCATGTCTTCAATGATCAAAGTTGAACAGATACCGTCCAAGGTTCTGTCAGACTCGATTGCTGCACGGATGGACTGTGAACCATCCCATGACATCCAATTGTCCAAGGTGCGTTGCGCTGTGCGGTCACCCATCCTGCCGGCAATCACAGAGATGACGTACTTCCACTCAGAGGATCCACCTTGCATTGCACGATGGAATGTCACTGATTGGATTTGGATCACAGCCATTGGTGGTGTGACCTGTTCAGGGAGATGATTAGCGACCCTGAGACCGGGAACGGTTGCCAATGCGCGTGCTATTGCATCGTGAATGTCTGTTGCGTTTCCAGCCATCAGGCCACCACATGGACACGGTAGGGACGCAACATCCGTTCAACGTCAGGGTCAATGGCACGGACAGTGATTGCTCCAAGTTCTCCGAAACCAGCGACTCCAAGAAGACTGTCACCACGTTTCACAAGTCTTCCTGCAAGGATCAGACACGCTGAATGAACAGGGTCTGGGACTGCAGGCCAACCCCACTTGGCTGTGACCTGACATCCAGCAGGAACAGCAGCAGTTGAGAACGCATTAGGAAGTCTCGATGCAATGGAAGTGATGGGATCACCCTTCACAATTGCGTTCAATGGTTCCGGTTGGAAGTCTCCTGCAGCAATGGTGGTTGCGTAGGTGCCATCACCCGCTGAATCGGACTTCACAACCAAACCGGATGTTGAAGAGATGTCATCAACAAAGATGGTGGATCCATCAATGGATGTGAACAACCGTGCAGAAGCAACCGTGTCTGCGTAGAACCTGCGGTTGCAGTGAGTGTCAATGACTCTTGACGCTTCATTGATGCGTGCTTCCAACAGTTCATCATCCACAGTGTCCAGAATGCGGAGGATCTCTTTCAGTTCATTGAGAGTGCAATACCCATTGGTGATTGTCACGGGATCCTCCACACGCGGACATATCCGCTGACGATTTCTGGGATGTTGTGTTCAGCCATGTGAGCTGCAACTGCGGTTCCCTTACCGGAGCCGTTTCGATTGTCGTCAACAGCAACGATGGAACCGGAGTTCAGCAGATGCAAACACAACTTGAGTTCAGAGAGATGATGTGCAGACGCTGGTTCAGGGTTCGCAAAGTCAACATCGAAAGAGTCCAGATACAGGAAGTCAACGTGTTGAAGGTCAAGCGTTGGGATGACCTGCAATGAGTCACCCGTGATTGCTGTTGTGTGTTGCAAACCCAACTTTGTGACAAGTTCTGCACAGTTGGGGTCAAGGTCAACGGTTGTGACATGACCTGACTTCAGTTCTGCGTAATGGTCCCAGACAACAGTTGATTGTCCGTCACCAATCCAATTGCCCGCTTCCCTGATTGTCCCGGTTTCAAGGATCACGCAACGCTCAGGGAGCATTGCTGTGATCCGTTCAAAGGCTGTGAGCCTGTCCCCAAGAAGATTCCAAGGGATCATGTCTGACTCATTCTGTTGTCAATCTCAGCGAGAATGGGTTTCCAATATCGATTGAACACCACAGCATGGTCATATGACTCTGCGTGAACGCGTGCAGTTGCGCGTCTCTCAGGATCCCTTGCGGTTTCGTATGAATCCTCAAGGTTCTCGATGATGGAATGAATCAGCGGTGTTGCAAACCATGATGACTGAGCAGCATCCCAATATGGTTGAACAGCGGTTGTCCATCCATGATCTGCAACCAACTCTGGTTGCGCTGTGAATGCTGACACGATGGATGGAACCCCACACGCTGCAGCCTCCAGCACAGGCACCCCGAACCCTTCACCACGCGATGCAATCAGATGAACATCAAATGATGCCATGATCCCAGCAAGAACGTGTTGTGGGAGTCCCGCGTAGTAGGCCCACTGATCAACCCACACCAACCGTTCTTCTGGAATCCCACAGGCTGCAGCAAGTTTCACCAGATCAACTCCACCTTGCGCGCCGCGCTTCTCTGTGTGGAGGTAGAGGAACACGTCATCATGCTTCTGCATGAACTGTCCCATAGCCAAAAGGTTTTCTCCCCATGCCTTCCGCAATGGTGCAGCACCTTTGTTGGCTGCAACCATCCCGACTAGGAACGCATCTTCAGGGATGTTGAGAATTGATCTTGCAGGAGCCCCAGTGATTGACGCTTCAGGTTTGAATATTGAAGTGTCAACACCATGTGGTGCGTACGTGGGCTCAATGTCTGCGTTGTGCAGCATCTGTTCCCCAAAGCGTGACATTGCTATGGGAAGAACATTGGTCCTAGCGCACCATTCCACAATCTCAGTGGGTGCTGGTGTGTGATCAATCGGAACCCAAGACGCAATGAGTGGGATGTCTTCAACCTGTGCGGACTTGTAAACCCAGCAATCAAAAAGAGTGATCAGAGCGGTTTGCTTTTTCGTTGTCTCTTCTGCGTACTTTGTATGAGCTGAGAGGATGTCTGCTGAATAGGGGTGGAATCCGCAGGGAAGAACTTCGATTCCTTCCCAACTGGAGATGCCACCTTGGAGTCCGTAGTTGACTGAGAGGGTGACGGTTTTCTTTTCGCGCTTGATTGCTTGCGCGAGCGCGGCGGTTTGGACTCCATATCCGGTTCCCGTCCACGGAGCGTTGGAGTGGATGAGATAACCGGTTGCGCTCGATGAGCGTCCAGTAGCGGTTCCGCTATCCAATCGGGAAGTTCCACTTCCACTCCTTGAATGAGAACCAGCATTGTTGTTCCGTTTCTTGCCCATAGTGTCTCCATGCCCGTGAGTGTTTGCCCGTGGTGTGGGAGATGAGAACGTGACAGGTACGGGCCAACCCGTGTTGTTCTCATCTCCCACGAAATCAGATGATGCGTCCGATCAGGACGCGCCACCCTTGAAATACTTGACAGCGTTTGCATCAACCACGTTGCCATCTCCGCGCCATGTGACACGGAAGGTGATCAGGTCGGAGAGGAAGCCGACTGAGTCATCGCGACTCACATCGATGCCCCGGACCTGGCGCACGAAATAGGCTGACGCGAAATCACCGAAAAGCACTGACTTCGCACCGGTTGCAGCGGATGCAATGTCGGGGTTCTCCAGCACTGCGTGTCCCAACAATTGGTCCGGCTGTCCGTCTTGGAACGATGGTTGCCAGATGTAGGAACCGTTTCCGTCCTTGATCTTGCGAACCGCTGCAGTGGTTGAAGCGTTCATCTGAAACGCTGCACCGCGACGGCGATAGGGAGACCCAACGGAATAGACAAGATCCACCAGATTCTCATAGGTGGGGACACCGGCAACACCGGTTCCACCGGTAACAGCAGAACCTGCACCCGTGACCACACCGGTTGGCTGAACAGTTCCGGTTCCAACAGTCAACGCATAGTTGACCGCAGTCCCCATTCCAACCGCAGCCTGACGGGCCACGAACGAAAGAAGATCGATCCCGCTATCCTCCACAACCTCTCGCGAGAGCTGGAACGATGCAGCGAACTTGAACGCGCCAAGAGTGACGAACGCTGCAAACGTGGGATCAGATTCTGCAATTGCAGTTCCTTCAGCGGTAACAACCGGAGCGGTGTAGGTGCTGGTCCGTGGGATCTGCAGGTTCTCACCTGACGTGGTGGTGAGCATGGTGACAACGCTGGAGTCCAGCATTGGACCCTGAATCACCAACTGTTCAACCAGACGGTCATAGAACGAAGTCGGAACCGGTGAACCGGTGCTGGACTTCAACACGTCGCGCTGCTCGAACGAATAACCGCGACGCTCACCCATAGCAATTTCACGGATGATGTCTGAATCATTCTTGACACCCGGAACAACTTCACGCGCAGCGAAGTCAGCCGGAAGGCCAAGAGCGGAACGTGACTCATCAATGGCACGCTCACGCTTCTCACCTTCAATGAGGAAAGAGCGACGCGCATCAAGTGCGTCAATGTCCGCATTCATGCGGTTGAACTGTTCCGACTCTTCAGCCGAAAGATCCCGACCTTCAGCAGCCGCGTCATCAAGAAGGCTCTTGGCCTGCTCCCATGCACGCGCGCGCTGTTCGGTCAGACGTGAGATGAGTTCTTCACTCATGGTCTGTCCTCCAATTGGACTAGTGGTTTGTGTGATGAACGCAAGTGGTGGTTGCAGGTGGTCACATCGGTATGTGACCGGGCTCCAACTCCGGTCTGCGAGGGTTCAACCTCAATCAACGTTTGTTGTTGAGATCGAAGATGCGCTGTGCAAGTGCGACCGGTAGCCCACGGTCTGCGACTTCTTCAGCAGCGATTTCTTCAGTGGTGCGAACTGTGGCACCAGATGTTGCAGGGTATGCAGGGAAACCTGTGACTACGGACACCTCATGCAAGATCAGTTCCCTGAGTTCGCGTGTCTGACCATTGTCAGAGAATGAGTCACCCCCACGCGGAACTGAGAACCCAAATGACATGGAGTGAACAACCCCGGATTCAATGAGGGTTGCAAGATCCCGTCCAGCGGTTGTGTCCGGTAGGTCAGCCTCGACACGCAACCCGCGCTCATCTTCAGCGAGACGCAATGAACCATTGCGGGTGGTTGCTAGTGGCTGACCAGAATCATGATTTACAAACATCCTGATTTCACGTTCACTCTTGAGTGTGCGACGGAATGCACCCGGTGCAATCGTCTCTGTGAACGGAAGCGGTTCAGAAGGGGAGTTGAACACCGCCGCGTAGCCTGAGAACACAGGTGACCCACCTGCAGAATCTGCAGAGCGGAGTTCCAGTCCCCCAACTTCCATGGTGCGAAACTCAACTTCGCGTCCGTTGACGCGTCGCTGTTCCGCTTCCAGCATCGAATAGCGGACCTTTGGTGCTGACATCTCTTCCTCCATTGGGACACCCGTCTCTATGTGTTCCATTTCAGACCTCACGGTTTCGTCATCGTTGCTCACGTCTTCCATGATTGACTGTGAGCGGTTCCAACCAGCGTCCCCACCCCACAATGCCCACGCAATGCGTCCGTTGGATGGATAGCCATCTTCACCCGGTGACCATCCTTCTGCTTCACGGTCAATCTGGTGTCTGTCAAAGTAGGCTTTGATTCTTCGCCAAGTATCAATGGGAAGATTGCGACGGTTCACAATGTCGCGTGCGCGTGCAATGCCAATCTCAGTTCCACCGCGTCCGTACTCATTGCGCCAATCCAAACCGCGTTGCGCTTCCTCAACCATCCCATCTGTTGGAGGGTATGAATCAAGCGCGCGCGATTCTTCTGCTTCTGCAATTTCTAATGCTGCAAGATGAGCTGCAGCCTCAGACTGTGTTGCATGACATCCACCGGGGACAATGGATTCATCTTCAATCTTGATGACTGCGAAACCGTCGCAACCATCAGCGTTGTCATCAATTGTGTAGGGCATGAATCACACCGGAGGATCTGCGTCTGTTCCCACAGGTGGCAAATCTGGGTTGTCACCCGGAACAGCCATGGGCGCGCCGGGAAGAGCCATGACGAAATCTGAGCCACCGGGGAAGTACGGTTCCATGCCTTCCATGGCGCGTGCTTCATTGGGTGTGAGAATGCCTGACATGATCCCGGTTTGATAGGTGCGGAACCGGCCTGCAATGTCTGCACGCATAAACCCGGCAGGGTCAATGTGAATCTCATCAGGCTGTGCCATCAGAGATGAAAGACCCATCTCAATTCTGCGGATCCATGGCATGAGTGTGTATTGCACAAACTGCATTCCTGAAGATTCCACATTCTGATATGTCTGGGAATCCCCACGCGCTGAGATCATGTGTGAAGGGATGCGGAAGATGCGTGCAACCTGCAGCACCTGTTCCATTCTGGTGTCATTCATCTGTGAATCAGCAGCAGATGTCTGAACACTCTTCCACTTCATGCCACCGGTCAGCACCGCTGGGCGACGCTTCCGGCGGTTCTGGGTTTCCCATGTGGCCTGAAGCGTCTTGGCCTGCTCCACACTCATGTCACCGTCAACCTCAAGAACAGAAGACGGGGTTGCGCCCTGAGCGTAGAACTGTGCAAGGTGACGTTCCATTGCAAGTGCAAGTCCAATGGTGGTCTTCTGCATCTCGACAGGGGACAGTCCCTTTGCAGCCTGTGGTGGAGTCCACCAACGCAGGTGCATCATGTGGTCATTAGGGATCACATAACCCGCAGTGGAGTAATACCGCTGACGGTTGACAATGTTGACCTGCACATCAGTTGGGTGCAGAGGTTGCAGCGAAATCGGAAGCGAGGTTTCAGGGTCTCGATCAATGAACACATACGCGTTCCCATGCAATGCAAGGGAAGTCACAATCATGTGAATGAGTTCATACTGAGTGACAGTTGAAGAACTATCCAACCATGTTGGAACAGGTATCCGTTCCACCCGGTCCCCCACATTGCGAACAGCGCGAACTGGAAGCGTTGCACATGAGTCTGCAATGAGAGACACACACGACAGAACAGCGGAAACCTCAAGGGCTGAAGACTCCGTGACGGATTCACCAGACCAATTGGGTGAAGGAATCCATGTTGAAGTCTTGATTGGGTCAGGACCGGTGATTGCGCGTTTGCTAAAAAGACTCATCGAGTTGCCACCAGATAGGAACCGCAGATGCACAACACACCGGCTGTGATAACTGCAGCAGGAACGGAGAGCATCGCGACACCAGCAACCACAAGGACTGCACCTGCAATCTCAATCAGGGTTGTGAAAATGTCATTCATCTTCAATGCTCCAAGGATCAATGATCTGAGGTTGCCCGGAAGGACGCAGATCAGCAGACAAGTGTCCATGCAATGCAAGAGTTGCAGCCACCAAAGGTGACACGTCAACAGTTGTGTCACGCCTATGCCATGCCCACGCATCCCCCAATGGGCGACGTTTCGCACCAGCAAGTGCAGCGGTCAGTGGAACTTGATCAATGTGACGCAACTCATGCGTTTTCGTTAGGTCAAAGAACTTCCCACACCCCAACACAAGTTGACGTGGGCCAATCTCGATCACATTCAACCCAAGTCTGCGAAGATCACCAGACAGTGAACCAGCCGCGCCAACGGGATCAATGATCACGTTCCTGTATTTGTTCGCTCTGTCATCAGCAGCGAACCAATCAAACACCCAAGAAGTACCGGGACGATTCCCCACAACCTCAACGTGAGGGTTGCCATCTGCACGCAACCCTGCAGCACACAGAGAAGACATGGACCTCGAAGGTGTGACATCAAGAGCAAGAGTGGGTTCATCAACAATCCGTGACCCACGGTCAACACATGCCATCCAGTCACTTTCCGTGACAACCTGCCAAGGTGCAGACGCTGACCTGTCCTGACGTTGATTCAAATACGCGCGCCGGAACTCCGGTTCACGCATTGACTCAAAGTCAGACCGGATTGCTTCAATGGGAACAGTGATTCCCAGAGCAGGCATACAGGACAACCACACAGCAGGGTCTGAGATGTCCGCATCATCAGGAGCAGACCACTCGAAGAACGCGACAGAAGAAGATTGACCGGACGCTGCACGCAACCTTCCATCATCAATCTTGTCATTCAGATAAAGAGAATCATTGGTTCCAGCAGTTGACACAATCCACAACTGAGGTTGTGGGCGCGTCACCATCGCAGGTTTCATGGCCTGTTCAAGACGGTCATCAGGAAGCGCAAACGCTTCATCGATAACTCCCAGATCCAACTGCGCTCCATGGCCTGCAGATTCTGTGGTGGCAAGAAGAGACCAAATGGAACCGTTGTTCCACCGGATCGCTTCACTGCCATTGGTGCGTCTCACCTGCATGAGCTGAGAGAACTTAGAACGCTCCAACACAGGAACGTGTTCATCCTCCCACTTCAACCGTGCATCCTTACCGGTCTGTGCAGTGTAGGCGACACGCTGACGTTCACCCATCGCAACACAGCGGTGAGTCATAGCGGAAAGCATCAGAGTTGTCTTCCCGCTCTGGCGCGGAACAGTCAACCGGACTTCTCGATACGCAAGACGTAACGACACTTCACCGGTTTGAGAATCAATGTGCTTCTCAAGTTCATAGGCAACATCAACAACATGACGTTGCCAAGGCATCAAAGGAGTTCCCAGCATCTCCGCAATCTGAGCAACACGCGGTCCCAAAGTCGGACGATTAGTCCGTGGTGTTGACCACCGGGGATGACAAGTCAGCAAGGAGTTTTGAGAACTCATCAGAGGTTCCGTCATTGCGGTTTTCCAGTTCGCTCAGGGTGGCCCGTAACTCGCGAGAAATAGCAGCAGTAGCCATCCCCGCGTCCCCATCAAGCGCAACAGCCAACACAACAGCCAACCTTGCGCGCGCATCTGAAGACACTTCACACTCAAGTTGCTTCAACGTGGCACGCACTGCCTTTTCCATTGGGCCCTGTGCCATCACAACTCATTTCAAAAGATCAGAAATCCAATCATCAAGATTGGCGAACTCAACACCACAGCCACGGAACCTCCGTCCCGTAACTGTTATGTACCGGCCTGCACCGTAAATCTCCACATCCCCTGTCCTGCGACCTTGCACAAGATCAGCGAAACCCCACACATGCAGACCAGATCCAGAAGGTGACACCTCCACATAGGTTGAAGGCATCTTGTCCAACAGATCACGCGTCCAAGACTCATGTCTTCCGCGACTGTCAAGGCAATGATCAATGTCAACGCACACGATGCGGTCAGAAGGTGACAGAACGAAACCGACACCAACACCAACAGACGATGAGGACGCAACTTCCCACGACACCCAAGAACCGGGGTCAGTAGAACTTGCGTTCCCACCTGTCACACGCAACGGAACCTTGTCAGCAGACCAGCGAACCCAGCGAGGAATGTCACGCAGAGTCTGAGCCGGCAGAGAACGATGGAACGCAACCCTGCAACGGGTGCTGCAGAATCGAGCATCACCACGCGCCAGAAGCGCAACGGAACCTGAGCAGCGGACACAGACCATGCAGACACCCTAGCCTGTAACGGGTGCGAGCGTCTGACCTGCAGAAACCCTGCAAAGTTGAACAGGAATCAGGAACTCCGCTCACATGAGCTAGAGTGCCACGTACAGCAATCAAGACGCACAACCACCCCACCACAACCCCAACAGAGCCACACAGCGCAACCTAGACCCCTCTCAGACTCCCCCACGATGCCGTGGGGGGGATTGGCAGGAGGAATCCGGGGTTGCTCCATGGCCTGTTTCAGAAAAAGCGGGGACCGGTAGAGGGGGGGTGCTTCACCAGATCCGGGATGCGTTCAGGCTCTTAGCCTCTGGCATCCGCGCGCCACGGCTGCTGTTGCAGCCTCGATGTGCTGGAAGCAGGTTGGTGGGGTCTTCTGCAAGGCTGGGATCAATGCTCAGTGGGATGATGTGGTCCACTGTGTCCGCTCCGGGTTGACCGCAAAGCCAACAGATGTTGGAGGTCTCAAGGATGCGTTGTCTCATCTTGCGGAAGGAACGGGTGGAGCGTCCTGCATGTTTACTCATCTGTGTTCCTTACGCACGGGGTGCGAGTGTTGCACAGGGTAGTTGTTCAGTCTGTAGCAATTGCTGCAGTTCCCGTGTCCTGTATGGGTTGGGTGGTGTTTGTGGTGTCACCACCGGGGGTGTGTTGAAGTTTCCGTTTGCGCTCGATGAGCCATTCCCCACGTTCTCTGTGTGACCTGATCCATGAGCGGTGGCATGACTGGCAGAGTCCTGCACGGATGCGGTCTGTGTCTGTGTTGGGTACGTAGCGGGTGCAGGCTAGGCAGTCTGTGCCGCGTGTGAGTTCTTTGTGTGGGGTTGGTGTTGTCCATTGGGTTGTGATGCGGTGGAGTTCTAGTGCGTGGTGGTGTGTGGTTTGGATTGCTTGGATCAGGGTTGTGTGGTCTTGGGTTGCTGGGTCTGGTTGGTTGAGGTAGCGGTCTAGTCCTGTGGGGTTGCCTGCTGGGTTGAGTGTTGGTGTGGAGCCTTGGCCTGTGGTGTTGGTTGGGTATCCGTTGCGGTTGAGTTGGAGTTGTTCGATGGTGTCGTCAAGGTGGTTGAGTGTGGTGGTGAGTAGTTGGATGGTGCGTTGGAGGGTGGGTTCTGGGTTCATGTGGTGGTCTCCTTCAGAAGAGGTCTTCTGGTTCGCTAACCGCGCCAGAGTGGTTGGTTTGGTTGGGTGTTGAGTTGGTGGTTTGAACTGATCCTTCTACCGCGCCAGCACCGCCTTTTAGTAAAGGGGCGGCGCGGTTGGCGCGGTTAGAAGTTGGCAACTGTTCCGGGTGCGGTTGGCGCGGTTCGGCGCGGTTGGCGCGGTTAGGTTCAGGCTGTGGTTGTTGTGGGGTTTGTGGCTCAATTGTGAGGGTGTCCATGACTTCATATTTCTTCAGGAGTGTGAAGTTGTAGCCTCCTCCTTTGCCTGTTCTGAGGGTGCGTTCCACATAGCCACGCTCCATCATGTCTTCCAGTGCGTCAATCACTGAGCGTCTGGGAATGGGTTTGCACGCTTCTATGAGTCCGTTCTGTGTTTGTGTTCCCATTCCCAGCACCTGACTGATCTTCTGTGCAGCGTCTGATGGGATGGCTGCTTGAGGGTCTGCGATGGTGACTAGGACTCCTACGGGGGTGTCTGTGATGGTGATTGCAGCGACTGTGGTTCCGTGTCGGTAGGTTCCGTGTCGGTCCTTGGCGACTGTGAGACGCAGTTTCCCTTCCTGACCTTTGGCTGGTGGGGTGGTTACGTCAACCCGGTAGGACGCTCCGTCAATCGCGGCCAACTTGCGTTGGGAGCCGATAGCGAACCTTTTTGATGCTTCATTGGACTTGGGGACATGATCGAGTAGCAGAACTGTGGATCCTGCACGGGTGAGTCTGCGTGGCAGTTTGCGGAACCATGCTGCTATCTCATCGTCTGCGTTGGGGTTGATTCCGTCCATGGAGACTGCTTCTCCGGTGGAGTCAATGATTGTGAGTTCAATCCCTTTGGTGACAACCATGTTCTCTAGGTAGTGGCCTGCACGGTCGTTGTATGGGCTGACTGGGGATATGTAGGTGAAGAGTTCCAGCACCTGTTGTTGTGTGCATCCAAGTTGTGTCATGCGGTTGGTGACTGAGCCGGGATGGTCTTCGAAGTCTAGGAACAGGACGCGTTGTCCGTTCTGGATGGTTTGTGCTGCAGCCAACATGGACACCCACGTTTTCCCTGATCCGCTTTCACCGTAGAGTGCGTTTATGCGTGCAGGGTAGAGAAGTGCTGCACCGTCCATTCTTGTGAGAATCGTTGGTGTGACCTGTTCATGGGTTCCCTGCAGGATTGCTGCAAGGTCTGTTGGTTCCCAACCGTGGTCCAGTTCCTCGATGTCTGCGGGTGTGGGTGCTGGGAGTGTGGTTGGCAGTGTTGCTTCCCATGCGTTGACCGCGGCCATGTCATGGTCACGGAGGGTTCTTGCAGCCTGTGAGCGGTCACCTGCGTGGTGTCGTTGTGCGTAATATCCGAACCGTGAGAATGGGCCTTCTGGGAGCCATGGGAGAGCGGAGGTGAAGACTCTCAGCATGTCTTGTCCGTTCCATCCCACTGTGGCTGATGTCCCTTCATCCTTGCCGGGACGGGTCCAGTGTTGTTCTCCTGTGCGGTCTGTGTGATCGAGTGTCCATCCGTCTGCTGTGAGTAGTTCAGCCCATGTGGTGCGTTGGTTGTATCGGGCTGCAACGGAGTCTTCATCTGTGCTGCTGGTGTGACGGTATTCCGTTACGGGTTGGGGTTCAGGTTGTGTTGTGATGAGTTCAATGAGCCATTGTGGAGCGGGTGCTATGGGTGCGGGTTCACCTCCCACCCATGAATAGGGGGTTCCTGATTGATGCACTGAGGGTGGAGCGACTACCTGCCCACCTTCTCCGCGGATGTCTAGTCCCGGTCCCAGTTTGCGTCCTGCGTCGTTGCGGATCTCGATTCCTTCAGGGTGTTGGAAGTAGTAGTGAACTCCTCCTGATCCTGTGAGAACTGTTGCTGTGTCCGGTAGTGGTCCGTGTTGTTGTTGTAGCTCATGGAGTGTTTCGTCTCCGGTTTTGCCTTGGGACACGTCAACGTCAAGAACGAAGATCCCTGATTGCTTCCCGGTCGCTATGCCTATTCCGTGGTCTGCGTATTGTCCCAGCCACCATTGGTGAATGGTGTTGGTGTCTGTGGTTGCGATTGTCTGCCATGAGTGCATGGGCGGTCTTTTGCCGTTGGGAATGATTGGAATCACTCTCCAACCGTTGTTCTGGTAGGTGTCTGTGTAATCGAACACATCATCCATTGTCATGTGGTCCCGTTCTCCTGCTGTGCCTGTTTGACTGCTTCTGTGATTTGAATCCAGCCTTGGATGTGTTGGATGAGTTGTTCTTTCATCCATTCCATTGTGAACACTGCAACGCTGAGGTCTTCGTCAAGTGTGTCTGGGTTGGGCCAGAACCGTTGGTTCTTCAGTGCCTGAATTGCGTCATCAATTGTTGGAACCTGCTCATCCATCATTCACTGTCCCATCTGGAAACTTCTTGACAGAGAGCGTTTGTTGCTGCTCGATACGCGTTGTCTGCACATACGCAGTCCAGATATGGACATTGGCATTGCACCTCTCCCCATTCAGCAACGTAGAAATCTTCAATCAGTTTCCGTAGTCGCTGAATCTCTGTGATTGCGAGTTCAACCCAATATGGGTCAACTCCATGGTCAGCGTGTGTCACCACAGTGTTGAGACGTTTCACAATGTCAGTCATTGTTGTTCTCCTTCAGTGCGTTGTTGAATGCTTCACGGATGATGTCTGCTTCACGTTTCTTGATCAGATACCACGGACGGGTCATCTTCTCTGAGAGTTCCCTGCTCAGTTGAATGGTCACTGTGTCGTTCATGTCCAGCAATACCCAGAGTCACAGGAACCGTCTTCTGGGTCTCCAAAGTTGAGTTCATCCTGAGCCTCAACTATGTGTTCAATCATTGGTGCTGGTCTCGATGTCCACCAATAGCGGGGTTTCCCGAATTGGTCACGGTATTGGTTCATTTCCACTTCCAGTTGTGCAACAGCGTTGAACTGTTCAGGGTCATCTCTTCTAAGCCTCTCCCAATATGTGAGACGATTGAATGGGCAGAACCAACACGCAGACTTTGGGGGAACTTCCAATCCTGCTTCTGCAATCAGGTTCTCACAATCAATCCGTGACAACCCAAGATCCAACAGCGGGAAGCATCTCCGTTCAAAAGGTTTGTCATGCTTAGTGTTGGCACGATGAAACTCATCTGTTGAGATACCCAATGCAAGTTGCGCTGGGTCATCAGGTGTCGCTCCGTTCTTCTTCAGCCAACGTGACACTGGAGCGGCCTTCCATTCCTTTGTGCAGGTTCGATTAGCCACTCCACCGGGACCGTCCCCAATCATCTTGACTGGAAGCGGTGTTGAACCGTTCCGTTTCACGTTCTCATTGTGATATTCCAGAATGGTCAGCGCGCGTTCTCCGTTGCGTTTGGTCCGATAGATTTCATGGATCTTCACACCGTGTGCATCAGCCCACGGAATCGCAACTTCTCGCACATACCGGATTGTGTCTGGTGACTCTGAGTCATCACCAACATTCACAATGACTGCTTCCTTGAAGTCAATCTGGTTCTGTGCAGCAAGAACAATCATTGCGGTTGATTGAACTCCACCACCGTATGAAATGATTTTCAATGTCATGTCTGGTTCCTTCCTCTACCTGAGCCCAAGTTTTCTTGCGCATCCGGGCCATGCACCCCACCCGGATGATTGCAGGACACGTTCTGCAACCTCGATCTGTTGTTCCCGTGTCGCTTCCCACGGGTGCGGTGCGTACTGTTCGCCATGAAACGCGCGCCATGTTGACCATGACTGCTGGTGTGCGAACTGCAACCCTCCACCAAACCCGTTGCCTGTGTTGGTTGCCCAATCGCCACCGGTCTCGCATTGTGCGAGGTCATCCCATACGGAACTGTGTTGGGGTGTGGGGGTTGCTGTATTGCGGTTTTGCTGCATTGCAGTTGTGGTTGTGGTGGTGACTGACTGCAGGAAAATCTCGAGATTTTGAACTGCCTTCCCTGCGTTGTCTGTCATGTCATATCCGTTGAACTCGATTGGTTCATGTTGCGGTGCTGGTGCTTCTGGTTGCTGTTGTGTGCAGGACTGCAGGGTGATGATCATTGCTGCTGCACAGACTGTTGCTCTGATTGTTGAAGTTGCATCCATTGAAGTTTGTTCCTGTTCTTCCGTGTGCAGGTGAGACATGACACAGCCTGCAACGCGATTGGTGAAGGGTAGGTGTCATCGCACTTGGGACACACCCATTGCTGTTTCATTGCTCATGGTCCCTGAGTGTCTGGTTCCATTCCCCTATGGCTGACGCTGCTTCTATCATGCGGTGTTGGGTGAGTGTCACTGTGACCTGTCCGGTTGAGTGTGTGCGTGGTGCAGCGTTCAGGATCTCGATTGTTTCAGCCAATCGTTTTCCAGCCTTGATGAGTGCGTTGTTGGCGCGCGCGCATTGGATGAGTTCGCTGGTGGGCCATCCTCCGTGTTGTTTCTCCCAATCGTCCAGCGCGGCGAGTGCTGCAGCGTATGGATCCCAGCCCGGTTTCATATCGAGTCTCCAAACATCAGCACTTCCTGTCCCATACGTTCCGCTGCTGCATAGCAATACCGTTCCTCTATCTCAACACCTATGGCTTTGCGTCCAAGGTTCTTGGCTGCACGCAATGTGGTACCGGACCCCATGAATGGGTCCAAGATCACACCCTGTGGGATGGTCTCAATGATGGTCATCAGCATTGAGATTGGTTTCTCTGTTGGATGCAATCGAGATCCACCGTTTGCGTTGACCACTCCACCGTGCAGAACACGCAACATGTGGTTTCTGCCCGGTGTGTCTGACCATGCGAGTTCATAGGGTGTGCCAATCATCTTGTCTGCTGCTTCTGTCAGACGCTTATCCCAACAGAACCATTGTCCACCGGGACTGAGTAGGTGTGGGAACTCATGTGCTCCGAACACAACACGTTTCACCGCTGGGATGGTGAGTGCGAACTGTGCAGCATCAAATGTGGTGTCACCGTGGATGGGTGCATATTCAGTTGCACCCAAGTTGGTTGGTCCACCTTCATATGCAATTCCATAGGGTGGGTCTGTTAGCACATGATCCCATTGCAGCTCATCAATGATCATCATTGAATCTGCATGGAAGATGGTTACAAAGTCGTCTTCATAATACGGTTTCATCCAACTGTCCTGTCCATCACTCTGAGTTGCGTCCATGCACGGATCCCGTTTGCAATCTGCACAGCGTCCTGATGGTGTGCTTCATATCTGATTGTGATCCGGTCTGCACCGTCTGCAACAGCAATCCCATACTGCTGTGCGCGTGGTTCGTAATAGATAACTAGTTCCGGTGAACTCACGGAACCTCCTTTGTTTGAGAATGAATGTGGGGACCATTCAACCGGCATTGAATGATCCCCACAGTTCAACACTTCACCAGATGCGAGAACACCCGGTGTCCTCGATCACATCAAGTCTTCAGCCTGAAGGTTGATGGGTGACGGAGGCTGATAGGTTGCCTTCCATTTCTTGGATGGGTTGTAACCCTTCACCTTGGAAGGTTCCTCCCCAATCCATTGAACAGACAGGATCCCACCAACCTCTGGTGTTGCTCCTGCTGCACGGAACGCATCCTTCACCGCTGTGTACATAAAACCCTTCGCGAAGATGCGAACATCTTCTCCAGTGTCGGGGTCTGTTCCGGTGAACACCAACTGATACTTGGGGTCTCCGTTTGGCCATGTCAGGAGTTCTCCAGTGGCGAAGTCTGACACCTGCTGCTTCGCTGCAGCGGTGATCTTCACCTTTCGGATGTCTCCGATTGCTTCCCACTTGGCTGCTGACCCTCCAGAACTCTGAAGGTCATCAATGATTGACTGATCAATAGTCATCTGTCCCTGCTCTTCCTGTTGTTGTTGTTGTGTGGTTGTTGACACTCACAGAGTGTCTGTATTCCCAAACAGATAGGCGGCCCCGTCATCGTCATAGAGAACAACAATGTCTTGACTGTCTATCTTCTGGGAAATCTTTTGGAGCCTCCGGGCTTCCTCGATGGTGAGAGATCCTGTGACCTCACCAATCTGGTCAACCGGTGTCCTATCAGTTGCACCTGTAGCAATGGAAAGCGCGCTCCTGAAGATGTGCTCATCTGTGTGGGGTGCGAATTGGACCAGTGCCTTGCACACCTCCAACCGCTGCTGAACAGCCTTCCCACCGGGACCACGCAACCGGACATTCCGGTTGGCTTTGGAACACGCTTTCATGGTGTCTGCAATCCATGCGCGCGCGTCATCGTCAAGGAGACGTGTTGCTTTGTTGATTGCGTCAATCTCAGAGTCCCCCACCACATCTCCTTCATATGGTGCTGGTCTGCGTCCTGACGTGTTCTCCCACTTCTTCTTCTCCACTGAGGTTGGAACATCAGCAAATGGGAGTCCGTGTTCCCGCTCGATGCGTGAGAACAGGACAGACAACCGGTCACCATCTGTCACGGAGATGGGGTCACCTGATCTGAGGGTGGCAATGTCTGAAGGCCATTCACGGAGAATGTCTGTCCGTGCGTTGGCATGGTCCAGCATCGTTCCGATCCGTTCCCGCGCCAGTTTTCGCCATTGCTCATCCACATATTCAGTGACCTGCTCAATGGGTGCAGGAACAGAGTCTGTTGTCAATGGAGAGATTGGTTTCACGTTGCGGTACTGACGGACCTGCATTGCTACCTGCAACGCTTCATAGCCTGTGGCAATGTCCAGCCAATGCAGTTCAGCGTGACCGGAGCCCGGTTCACAATGAATGATGATTGCGCGTTCCTTGTCCACTTCAGGCATTGGAAACCGTGTGTCCGCTGATCCATCCTCATTTGGTCCCTGCAGATACAGAGCGTCTGCGTGGGCATAGATAGACAATTGGATTGCCCATGCGAGACCTCCGAACAGGGAACCTGTCTTCAGATCGAACAGATACAACCGGTCACCAATTCTGATGATCCCATCAAACGTTCCTGCAATCCCTAGCTCATCCAGCACAACGATTCGTTCAATCATGTCTGTAAGAACTTCACCACCAGCAGCCTTCACTGCAGCGTGAATGGCCTCGATATCAGCCCGGTACGGTTCCGGGGCCTGATAGTCAGATTCCTTGAATGACTGTTCCACCATTGCGTGAATGGCTGTTCCAAGGTTCCGTCTGGTGACAGAACCCCCAGCCTCAGAAGCCTGATCACACAGACTGTTCAGTTGCTTCTTGTCTTCTGCGTCAATCGTTGCAGCGAGTGCGAGAAGGTCAGGACGCTGCAGAAGTCCAAGAAGAATCATTCTCCCATTCCACTTGATGAGCCCGTCCTGCGAGTCCAACGCTTTGGCAACAGTCGTTGCGCGTGTGTATCCCTTGGGTTTCTTACCGTGGGAAGGGACCACCAGATACCTTCCCCAACGGTCCCTGCGAACAGGGTCTGTGATCTTCTGCCCCAGAATGTCTGTCATTGCTGCTTTCCTCCTGCTTGAATGGCCTCATGTGGCCTTGGCTGTTGTTGTGTTGCGAACTGATAGGTGTTGCAGGTCAATATCTGATTGGCAGGAGGATGTGGGTTGGGTTCCTCATCGTCCTGCTGCACTCATGGCCTTGGGCGGTTTACTCGATTGTCACCCGTCAATGGGGGTTCCTCGCAATGTTCGGTCTGTGGCAGATAGTCAACGGGGTTGGTTGTGTCCGCTGGTTCAGGAACCGTACCGAACCCCTGTGACAGTGGTCAGGACATGGGCTGCAAGGAGCGGGGGGACAGCGTTCCCGATTTGCTCAAATTGCTTTGTCACAGACCCCTGCACTGGATAGTCCACCGGGAATGACTGCAGCACCAACGCGTCCTGTGGGGTGATCCTCACAGACCCTTCACGTTCCTGACGTGGCCTTGTGAGATCCACACCGGGACCGGACACAATCATTGGACGAAATGACCCAACAATGGTGGTTGAAGGACGAACCATCCACCATGCACCTGACTGACCCGTGATTGATGGTGAAGGACTAGTTGCAGGAACCCTCTGTGCATCGTCGCGTGTCCCACCCCTCTTCCACGCGCGGCCTGTGTTCATCTCCCACTCTCCGCGTTCAATTTCAGAACGCAACCCTGCACGCACCCCAGAGCCACCAGACGGGAACGGATCTGGCGCACCATGAACCCCAGCGCACAAAGTCCAAGAGGGTTTAGGTCTACCCCATCCCAACGCTTCAGCCATCGTCACCCACGGTTGCAGTTCATCTCCGAACAGAGACGGTTCAGGATTCTTGTCATGTGTTGGTGGAGGTGCAGCAACCTGTGTGGTTCTCGATGCAATAAGAAACGCACGTTTGCGGGTTTGGGGAACCCCATAGTCCGCTGCATTCAACACACCAACCCATGTTGAGAACCCCCAACTCTCCAACACCTCAGAGTAGTCATGCCAGATTGGGAGAACAGGGGGAACCTGTTCACACACCACCCACTCAGGGTTCAGAGCCTCAGTCCAACGCAACACCTCAGTGACCAACTGTCCACGTTCACCCTCTATCCCTGCACGCTTCCCAGCCATTGAGAAATCCTGACAGGGTGGGGACGCAATCAACCCAACAGACCTCCCAGCGAACTGCTCCACAGGGAACGCTGCAATATCAGCCTGAATGGTTCGATGACCTGCAGCAGCGCGTGTTGCAGACGCGGCCTTGTCCCACTCAATCCCAATCTCCAATGCGTGCAAGTCAGGGTCCAACATCCGCAACCCTTCAGACCAGCCACCGGGACCAGCGAACAGATCAACGATGCAGTCAACCATTGCGTTTCCTTGCTCGATACTCAGCAATGTAATTGGTCTGAGATGCGCGACAGTCATCACATCTGCACCCTTGTGTGTAACCGGAGCGGGTGCCACACACCACAGGTCCACGCTGCTTTGGTGGGATAACCATCTTCCTTCTCTGGGTGTAACCCACCCCACCCCAAACCCCGTAGCGTTCATCATTCTGCAACGCAAAGTCCAGACACTCCCATGCCACCGGACATTGTTCACATATCTGACGGGCCTTCTGAGCAGCCTTCCAATCACCCTTGTGAGCGAAGAACAAATGTCCAAGTCCCTTGCACAATGCACGGTCTGTCCAATGATCTGACACTTCCTGTTGTGTGTTCAATACCCTGCTGCTTCCATACCTTGCGCGCGTTGCAGTTCTGCACGCACATTGGACAGACGCGCTTCCAGATCCTCGATTCTGCGTTCCAGCTCATCAATCGCTGTGATTGCGTCCAGATACAGTTCCCGGTCTGGTTCAGTGGCAATTGCCTGTGCTGCAAGACGCAGCGTGATTGATTCAGACATCATCAACTCCCATCAGATCAACAAACGTTTTCAATTTCATTGTTGTGTACCACTCAGCAGGGTTCCCCTTGCCGCGTCGCTTATGAACCACAATCCCGGTTGAACGGTTCGCGTTGGCTGCTTGAATCTCGACATCATCAACCCAACCTGCAAGGTCCAACCGTGCATGATTCTTCACCTGTATTGCAGGCCACCATATTTTGGGAATCCAAATGTCTGAGATGTCCGCAGAGTTGCCTGCAGGAACACGTTCAGCAGGGATTCCTCTCACCTGCAGGTAGTCACGCACCGCGCGTTCTGCATCGTCTCCCAGACGTTTGTTCTTGTTCACCATCAGACACTGCCTGACAGGATCAGAGCGGTGAACACAATCACAATGCAGAGGATGAGCCCAACTGCAGCCATCACAAATAGGTCTCTCATTGCTTCTCCGTCTCGATGTAGAGGATCAGTCCGAACACTCCGAACGCAAACAGGATTGTTGCAATCAGTCCGATTGCACCACCCCTTGCGAGTGCGTCAGCAACACTTCCCATCAGCATGAGAGCAACAACTATTCCAAGAAGGACTGCAAGTCTTTTGATGGTGTTCATTGGTTGTTGTCCTTGTCCCGGTTGGATGGGTGGTTGCACATTGCAGCCTCCTTCTGTTCCATGATCTGCTGGAAGCAGTCATGGTGGGTGAACTGGAACACCATTGTTGCTGGGGTTCCTGTGAAGTCCCGTTCACAGTTCAGACAGTGCAGTTCCTCAATCATGCTTCAGCCTTCTTTCTGAGTGTCTCGATGTTGTCGGAATGAATGCGGAGTTGACCTGATGGGAGCCTGTAGGACTTCAGGAGTCCCTGATTGGCCCACCTTCTGATGGTCTCTGATGACACCTGCAGCAACGCTGCAGCCTGTCCGGTGGTTAGGTGCGCGGGTTGTTCGCTCACAATGTGTCCTTGGGGTGTGTGGTGGTCATGGTTGTTCCTGCCTGTTCATCCAGCAGGAAGGGTTGTTGCGGTGATGACACCAACCTTTGGTGTCCGTCCAGAACATGAGCCCGTGACAGTCACAGCAGCGGTGTGGTTCTCCTGAACCATCCAGATATTGACGGTCAGGGTGGGTGGTGGTGATGAGATCAATCATCACAAGTGTGTTCCGGTCATTCATAGGGAACCTCTGGGATTGTCTCAGGGTCAATTCCCAGTTCCTCAATCCATGCACCCAACGCAGACATTTTTGCAAACTCGATCTCTGCGTCCGTGCAGGACAACGCTAGAACCTCTGCAACAACTCCCCATTGAATCTGTTCATCAGTGGAGTCTGCACGGAGACCTGACATCAGCGCATAGGTCAAGCGTGCTTCATGTTCACCCTGTGGTGGGATGAAGTCATTCATTGCTGTTCCTTCTGTTTCTTGAGTTGGTGCATGATGCCTTCAATGCGTGTCCGGTCCCTTTGAAGGGTGTCAATTGTGTCTGTGTTGTTGGTGCATTGACGTTCATTGGAGATTGCTTGACGGAGACCTGAGTCAGCATCAATGAGCGCAATCAGCAACACGTCAACATCAGCAGCGGTGAGTTGCAGTGTGAAGGTCTGCATCACTTCACCTTGAGTTCTGACCATGTGCCTGACCAGATGACGCGTCCCTTTGCGTTGGGGTCTGAAGGCCACAGAAGATCACGCATCTGTTCCCACGTTGTTGAAGGGTCCACCTCTTCAATGGTGGCTGCTTCTGCGTCTTCCCAATCTGACAGTTCACGCTCAGCGAAACGTTCACATGCAGCGCGCGTTCCCAACCAATATCCCATTGGCTCTCCGTTAGCGTTGCGTGTGACTGCACAGAACTTTGGTTCCTGTGTGGTGTTCATCAGTTCACTTCCTGTGCAGCGGTGAACAGTTCGGACCATGTGCTGAAGTACCCAACAAATGAGATTGCTTCTGGAGTTCCAACGTACAAACGGAAACCTGATCCTGCAGCGGTGAACCAGCAGTTGGGCCTGTCATGCATTGATTGAGCCCAAAGTTCCTTGACTGAATAGGTGGTGTTCATGGTTGCGTTGCTCCTTTGCTGGGGGAACCCTGCGTTCCCCACAGAGACCACTTTACACACATTGACCACATAAGCAACAACCCCCACAGAACCCAATGCTGGAGCCCCAAAACGCGGAAGACCCCCACCTCAACCGTCAAGGGAGGTGGGGGTCTTCGCTGACCGGATCAGTTGTGTATGCGGACTAGACACCCCAATGGATGCCCACATCCCTAATCAGAGGTGCAGGGAAACCTCTGTGATCGATCCGGTAGAACCAGCCAACAACACTCGATGCTGACCTGCAGCTCACATGACGTTGAAAAAATCTCCGCCATCCGGAGTGAAACTACCCGACACGACGCCCCCATTGCCTGAGAGGTTCCATGACCAAGTGGTCGACACCGAATCCATTGACGATCTGATGAGGTAAGCGCCACGCAATGACACAGATGATGAGGTAACCGGCAGAGCTGTAAACCCTGCCGGGTCTGTCCAAGTCGGGAGTACGTTAAGGGAAACTGCGCTAAAGAACAGTGACCCATACTGAGGAACGCTGAGACTTGCAGGACTGAGAGTTGTTACAGATGAACCAGACGCTAGTTCCGTGACTGTTGTCGGTCGCGTTATCCCGTTGAAAGCCCAAGCCCCAACAATACGGTTTGCAGGTGTGGCTGAATAGGTCACAGTCACAACTGTTGAAGTGGTGAACGCAGTAGTCAGGACCGAATACCAGACGTTACAGGTGTTCGCTGTAGTTGTGTTGCCTAGTTTCACCCAAGTGTTGCTAGCCCCATCGGAAACAGAATTGACAACGACAGTTCCACCACCGCGTGCAGCCAAAATGACAATGTTCCCAACAGGAACAGCGCGTGTTGATGTGAACGTGATTGTTGATGCGTTAGCAGCACCAAAGTTCTGACCAACTTCCCCCACGTATTGAATGCTCACAGTTCCACCACACAGGCCACACAACCCCACGCAACCTTCACTGTGTCGTAGACAAAGCCAACTGTGGTCACCTTGTTTGCAACTGTTGTTGTTGGAAGAGCAACACCAGATGCAACAAATGATGCACCCCATGTGATGGCGCGCGCTGTTCCATCGTCCTTGATGCGGATCAGCAGTTTGTCAAAGTTGGCAGGTGTGCCTGAAAGGTTGGTTGTCATCGAAGTGATGGCAGTTGCTAGTGCGGTGATTGTGACTGCTTCACAGTTGTCTGTGTTGATTGTTGGTGTTGCTGAACTTGTGATTGTGGTGACTGCGAGATTGCGCGCACCTGATGCACCTTGAGCACCCTGAGCACCAGTAGCACCCTGAGCACCAGTAGCACCCTGAGCACCAGTAGCACCCTGAGCACCAGTGTCCCCTTGGGCTCCTTGGGCTCCAGTGGCACCCTGAGGTCCAGTGGCACCCTGAGGTCCAATGGCACCCTGAGGTCCAGTGGCTCCTTGGGCTCCAGTGTCCCCTTGGGCTCCTTGGGCTCCAGTGGCACCCTGAGGTCCAATGGCACCCTGAGGTCCAGTGGCTCCTTGGGCTCC